AATGCTCCCATTTTTTTGGTTTTTATTAATTTTTTAGTTTATTTTATTTTAATTTTGACATTAAATCTTTCATTCTTAAGAACTGAGGATTTTCGTATGTTTTAGACTCAATCAAGTTAGCCGAAGAACCTGTTGATGGAGAACTTTGAATGGTTCTTTCCATTGATTCATTCATTGGTTGACTTGTCGTAGCCGAAAGGTCATCTTTTAATGTCTTATACAAGTTTTTAGATTCTTTAATAGTTTCAACACTATCAAAACGTCTTAAGATATTAATCTTCTCTTGTTTTGATGTCGAATGTTCTGTAAACAAACGTGTAGCATAAGCTAAGTTTGAATTAAACACTGCAACTTCGTTTAATTTATTTCTGAAAACGTTAAGTGCTTTTCTGTACTCTTCATTTTTTTCTCTAAGAACTTGTAATTCTTTGTTATCAACACTCTCTTTTTGGATTGCGGTATTAAATTTAGAGTGAGCTCTTGGTTTTGGTAAACCACCCTTTCTAAAGTTAGAACCGTTTCCTAAAGTTCTTGATGCTTCTTTGGTTTCAACCTTTTTAACAGTTTTCATATCACCGTCAAGATTTTCACCGTCTTTGTATTCAAATTTCGCTTTACCAGTACCCATAGTTTTATTAACTGTTTTTTTCACAGTTTTGAAACCACCTTCTTGGTTAGGTTTGTTTGAGTATACTTTTTTCTTATTTGGATTTCCCATGCCAACACCCTTAGGTTTGATTGACATCTTTTTAGATTCCATAACAGGTTCTTCTTCCATATCCTCGTCTTCTTCTTCGTAAGATTCGTACATTTCTTCTTCTACTTCATCTTCTTCAGATAGACCCATATCTTCTTCACCTTCTTCTTCGTTGAATTCAATTTCATAAACAATTTCTTCACTGTCCATTCCTTCTTCTTCTCCGAACTCTAATTCATCTTTTTCAAAATCCATTTCTTCTAATTCGTCGTTATCTTTTTTAAATACTCTATCAATGATGCTATTGATGTCTTCGTCTTCATCGTCTTCCATACCAAAATCTGACATATCATCCATTTCAAACATTTCTTCAGAATCATCCATAAATTCTTCACCTTCACCAACAATCATATACTCTTTTTCAGAATCTTTAAGATTGATATTACCTGAATTATCTTTGGTAACCACGATATTATCTTCAGGTCCCATTAAACTAAATACACGTAAGATTTCATCTTCGTCGTCAACGTCGGTAAGGTCAATAGTTTCATCGTCATCCATAAAGTCATCCTCCATAGAATCTTCATCATCCATATCCATATCTAAATTATCAGTATCCATTTCCATTCCTTCGTCGTCAGACATATCGTCTTCCATTTCAGGCTCGTCCATTTCAACATCCGTTTCAATCTCGTCTTCTTGTTCAGTTAGAGATTCTTTTACTAGTTCTTTGATTTCTTCCTTCATAGTTGAAGCAAGTATTCCTTTTGCATTTTCCGCAACCGCTTCTTCCAAATTTTTCATTTGGATGATTGCCTCTTCAACTAAAGATTTTTCTTTTGCCATTTGGTTATATTATGTTTTAATTAATAAATACTACGATTTTTAGAAAAAACAAAAAAAGGGAGAAATTTCTTTCTCCCTTTATTAATATTAAAAATAAATCGTTATTCTAACACTTCATTAATTTTACTTTCAACGATTGCCGTGATTCTCCAATCTTGTGTGTAATGTTCAAAAATTTTAGTAACCTTTGCTTCAACATCAGTCGGATTAAATCCTTTAACTAATTTTTCTTCTTTTTGTTTTTTAATTTTTCCTGATTCAGAATCAACTAAATCTGTTGAGATTTTCGCAACAAAATATTTTTCGTCCATAATTTATAAATGTTTAAATTGTTTTAATGTCCTAAATAATCGTTTAATTTTTTCATTAAGTCAAGTGACTTATTAACTGGTTGATTATTTTTTGTGTTTTTTTCTTCTTCTAAATTCTCTTCAAAATTACCTCTATCTTCAGCATTTAAGAAAAGATAAGCCCCAGGTGTTGATGGAGATGAAACTAAATCAAAACATATTAATTCAAAATCATCTTGTACTTCATTTTGTTCTCCAACCTTCTTTAATGAACCAACACCTCTTGATGATATACCTAAAGTAACACCTTGTCTTAAATAATTAGCGGCTAAATCACCTTTAGTAGATACTATACCTCTTTCGTGAAACCCAGGGCTAGTTAAAAGCTTTAATTTACCCATTAAGATATTTCCGTCCCACCATATTTCAGTTATCATATGTGACACTCTATCTAAATCAATTAGAGAGGATTCAGGGTGATTTAATTCAGAAAGAGAAGTCCCTTTCTGAATCATCTTTTTGTAGTTATCTGATTCTCTTTTTAATATTCTTTCAGGATACACTCTACCATTTCTATTAGGGGTATTGTACTTTTGTAATACCGCATAAAATTCAAAAGGTTTAGAATGGTCTAAAGATTCTTTAGATTCTTTAATTATCTTAGCATTAAATTCATCAGTTGGTGATACATAACCAGCATCATATTCAATAAGAATAGATTTTTTATTAAGAGTGTTATCTGTATTAATTTTTAAGTTATTCATTTTAAATGTTTTTTATTATAAATATTAAACATTTATAGTTTCTATAGTTTCATTTGTTGATTTAACTTGTTTAGTTAAATAAAAATCAAAATAATGGTTATCTGAGAAATTCTCAAGGAATATCTGTGACGTTATTTTTTTAAGAGAATCTTTTATTTGTGGGGACTTAAAATCAATATTATCTTGAATCATATAAAAATTAACCTCAAGATTCATAAAAGATTTTTTACCGGTTATCAATCCACTTGACCTTAGGTCTAAATCAACAATAAATTTATTATCAAATAGATTTGAATTTAAAGAATTTAATATTGAATGTTTAATAGTTCTACTCAAATTAAGAACAATTCTGTTCCAATTATCACATTCAGTTACAGGTTCCACCCAAGTTTGTATATTTAAATAAAGTGATTTTAAGTTAACAAAATCAACTGTTCCATATATTACTTTTGCGGTATTAAAACCCTGTATTTTTGAGGTTTTTCCTTTTTTCATTAATTTTTCATCGTTATAGTTTATTTTTAATAATAATAGGTATATTTACATTAAGAATCAAAAAAAAATAAAACAACAAAAAAAAATAACACATATGTTAATTATTAAGGTAGAGAATAATATGTCAATTGACAAAGCATTAAAGATTTATAAGAGTAAAGTTATTAAAACCAGACAAAGTTCTGAATTATCAGATAGAAGAGAATATGTGAAGAAATCCGTTAAAAGAAGAAAACAGGTTAATAAAGCAAAATATGTGGAAAAAAAATTTAAATCAGAAAATTAAAGATTCTGATTTAAATTTTTTAGTTTAAAGTAATTTAATTTATCGTACTTTTCAGAGATTACTTTAGATAAAGTTTCATCAATACGATTTTTAGTTGATTCATCCTCAACATTATTTTTCATCTCAGTTAGCTTTAAGACAACATTTTCTTTAATAGAATCAAATTCATTATTTAGTGTCGTATCATCAGATGATAATAAGTTTAGTAATTCTTTTTTATCCGATTCTTGTAATGAATCAATATGATTAACTATCGCTTTATTAGCAACATTTACCATTGAAATTATAGGTAAATTAATTATTTCTTTAGTGGGTTGAGGTTGTTTTTTCAATGTTTCTGAAATGATTTTTTTACTATTAATTCTATTTTCAATAGTTAAAATATCTTTAGAAAATAAATTATCAATATTCTCATAAAGATTTTCAGTTTTTACATTTTTAACCCAAGATTTAATTTTTTCAATATCAGAATGTTTAATATGATTAATAGAATTCTCATATATAGTAACACATTCATAAATATAATCATTTATAACGTTTTCATTTAAACCTTTATTGGTGTTCAAATCATCGTATATATAATATAAATTATTTATATTCTTATTATTTAAAACTAATTCTTTAAAGTTTTTTATTTCTTGTTTAAACGTGTTGTTGTTATATGATTCCAACAACACGTTTTCTATTTGAGATTTTAATATACCGAATTTTATCATTGTATTATTTTTATTAATAAATATCAATCATTCAGGAGTTTGTTCAATTCTTTTTCCATTTCACCTAAAGAATTTCTTGCTTTTGATAAATCAAGATATAACTCGTCTTCAGTTAAATTACCATGCTCTAATAAAATTCGTAAATTATCGTTATTAAATGATTCAGGAGTAACTCCTGCTTCTCCACCTGGTTCAGGTCCTGGGGGTGTAAATGGTGATGGTGATGAACTTTCTTCTTCACCAAATCCCCCTTCACTAGGTGATGATGGTGGAGTCCCTCCAAAATTTTGAGTTGACCCTGATTTATTACCATAAAGTTTATCAATATTATCAAATATACCTGTATGAGTGATAATTGTCGCAGTATTAGTTAATTCTGATGCAACGGCCTTCTCAATTCTTTGTTGTTGTAAATCAAGTTTAATTTCATCGTCAGAAAATCCTAATATGTGTTTCTTAGCCCAAGAAACTGACACAGGAGCAATACCTTCAATAGGTGAAACCGCATCTTTATATGATAATATTTTTTCTTTCCATAATTCAATCTTCAATAAATCTGCTTGAGAAGATGGGTTAGTTAACCCTAATGTAAAATTAGAAAGTTCGTCTTCAAACCCTAATAAGAATAAATGAACGATAGCTATTTTATTTAACTCAGCTATCATACATTTCTGTATTCTATTTATTGTTCTAGCGAACCGAATATCCATTAATGATAAATTTTTACCATCACCAACAACTTCTTCAAACCCTAAGAAAGCTTTAGGAACTCTAAGAGCTGTCAATAATTTCTTTTGAATGTATTCAATATCGGCAATCTCAGATAAGTTTTGAGCTCCAGGTAATGTTTCAATCGGAGAAGCTTGTGCCGGGTCACGAACAGGTATAAAATAATCTTGGTCAACAGCCATTTGATTAAATCTCATATCAACGTTACCTGATTTAGAATCTACAACTTGACTTCGTTTAAACTTATTTGCCACACGTTGTACATATGGTTCAACATCTTTATCATCCATATTCCCAACAAACACTTTAAATACTCTTCTTTCAGGAGCTCTTGAAGTCCTATATATTAACATAGCGTCTTCAGATAGTAGAAGTTGTTTCCATATACGTCTAGCTTTCTCTAACATTGAAGTTCCGTATGGAAGTTTTCTATCATCACCTAATAATCTAAAATGAGCTATTTCCCAAGAATTAAATTCCATATCTTTCGCTTTCCATTTAAAACGAAGTCCTTTATTCTCAATAGGTTCTTCCACATTAGCCGATTTAGCCGCCATACCTCTCTCTAATCGTTCAATTTCAATATTAGGTAATTGCATACAACCAACAACTCCTTTATCAGAATCTAATTTTAGATACACGAAATTATCCCCATATTTACAAGTGTTTCTTGTCCACATAGGTAAATTAGTGTTGATGTCTAAAGAATTATTGAATAAATCAGTTAATATTGATTTAATACGTTTTGATTCTGAATAAATTTGTAACATATATCCGTTTTGGTCAACAGTAGTTGATTCTTCACCATATATGTCTAAGGCTGCTGATATTTCAGGAGTGTATTCCATACTTTCGTAATCATAAAATGAGGCCAAACGAGTTGGTTCATAATAAACTGCTTGAGTATATAGATTGTTTTCAATTTTAGTCCATTGATTTGATAAATAATAAGTCTGTTGAGCTTCTAATTTCTCACGTTCATACTCTTGTTTAGAAGTCGTTTTTAACAACTCTTGTTTATCAAATTTATAAGTGGGGTAATCTTGATTTAATAATGAATTTGGCCCAAAGGCTCTTGAGAGTCGTTGCCAAACCGTTAAATTGTTATTTTGATTATTTTGATTATTTTCCATATCTATAATTATAGTTAAATTAAAACTATAAATAAATATTATCTACCTCCAAATAACCAACCATATTTAACATAATCGTCTTTAGATACGTTATTAAAACCTTGTTGATTCATTCTTTCATTATAATTAGGTATGACAGGATTGAATGTTGTGTTTTGTCCTACATCATTATTATTTATTGACCAAGAATCAATCATCGCTTTAGTATGTTCAGTCACTTTAGTTAAATTAGTGAATGATGATTCAGCTACATACGTAGACATTGAAATAGACATAATTAAATCATCGTGATGACCCTTTTGGTGGTCAGGTCTACCATTAATATAAATAAACGTATTCATCTCGTTAAATAAACGAGAACTATAAATTTTAAAATCGTGTCTAAGAACTTCTTCAAAGGAGGCTATAATCTGAACTCTCTTATTGTTAAAGTTAATACCAGGTATTTTTTCAGCACTTTTTGGGTTATATTTCCATTGATTAGAAGTATCAACACCATCAATATATAAATTTCTATAACCCATTTCCTGCATTTTTCTGGCGGTTGAAACTCCCATACCACCAGTTATGTCTATCACAACAAAACAAGAATACATATTCGCCCATTTATAAGCGATTTCTGCCATAACATCAGGAGGTATTTTACCGACATATTCGGCGACTTGTTCTCTCTCATCAAAATCTATAATCTGAAATGAACTAAAATCTTCACTATCCCCTCTACTAACATCCACACCCATCACATACTTATGACCAACAACAGGTTCTTTCCATATCCATAACGCATTCCCCATCATTTTATTTTGGGGTTCTCTAATCATATTCTCACGAATTTTCTGAGTTAATTGAGAATCAAATACGTTATCTCCTGACCCAAGAAAATTACATTCCAACTCTTGAGAAACCTTTCTTTTGTCGTATTTGAGTTTTTTAACCATACTTTCAAACCAGTTTGAACAAGGTTTGTATCCGGTATTCATTATCGTTTTTAACTCATCATAGTCTCTTTCATTTGGTGGGATATGTGTCCAATCAATAATATCTTCTTTTGGATATTCATCTTTATTTAATAGATAATGAATTATATTTTCGGTTTTCACCATATATAAATCCTTAGTATATCTAGGGTCTCTAAACCAAAACATTTCAGAAATTTTGAAATCATTCATATTCCTCAATGCTTGGTCATATATCTCATAATAAATTGCATCATATCCGTTTGGAGTTGATACAACAATTACTTTACCTCCCGTTGATAATGAAGCCATACAAGCTGCCCAAAAGTCACTATCGGCTTCAATAAAGGCCGCCTCATCAAATACTAATATAGTAGGAGTAAATCCACGTAAAGCATCCTTAGATGTTGCAACTGCTTTAACTTCACAACCATTATTTAATTTATAGTGTTTTTGAGAATTTTTTTCAGGTGAAAAATCAATACCAACCCATTTTGGCCATTGACCAACAAATGACCTAATCTTGTTAGCCATTTCTAATGACGTATCAAGTTTATTGGCAATTATTAGGATTTTTTCAGGTTTTGTTTTTTTAGCGAAAGCTAATCGTTTAGACATCCAAGCGGCTGTTACTGTGGATACACCGGCCTGTCTATATTTTAAAGCAATATTTTCATTGTAATTTTCATAATCTTCTAACAACGAAAGTTGGTCAGGAAATAGTTCTAATGGAACGTATTTTGAAGATG